TTTTCCCAGAAGATTTGATCCGTGCCGCCGCCAGTGGCAGCAGCCGAAATGCCCGTCAGCGAAGAGCCATCCCCAGAGAATGCTGTAGCGGTCACGGTGCCTGTGACCGTGGCACCCCCGGAAGTCGTCTGTAGTTTGGTGGCACCATTATACCGAAGCTGGACGCCCGCATTCTCGGTCATGTAGATGTGCCAGTCGTTGTTCTCGTCATCGTAGATACCAGCGACACTCCCGTCAGTCATAAACGACCAACGGCCTTCGTTTGACGAGTTACGAATCTGAAGACCACCCCAACCCGATGTGCTTGACGTGATCTGAAGCAGGTCGGCCCGGTCGGTTGACTCCCTCAACTCGACTGCGGAACCAAGAGTGAGTGCAGTGCCGGACAGCGTAGTGAACGTGTCGGCTGTGTCCGACCGCAAGTAGCTGCTACCTTGGACGCCATCCAACAGATCAGCATCCAGCCCAGAGCCGGAGCCATCAACCACATTGAGCGTCACCGAACCAGAGGTGCCGCCGCCAGACAGATGCGATCCGGCAGTCACGCCCGTGATGTCACCCACGTTGGTGGTGTAACCTGCGTCGTTGTTGAAGCCGCTAATGGCGATGTTGCCCTTAGTTAGCTTCCGCTCTGCACCGAGCGTATCCACCACAACGAAGTAGTCACCGTCACCGTTGGTGGTAGATGTGGGAAGTTCGTTCAAGTCCACATCCAGCGTGACGTTCCCACTCGTGCCGCCACCAGACAGGCCCGTGCCCGCCGTGACGCCCGTGATGTCGCCTACGTTGGTGGTGTAGCCGTTAGGGTTGGATGCCGGGTAATAGTACGACCCGTGCTGCCCATCCAGAAGATCAGCATCCAACCCGGAGCCAGCCCCATCGACAGTCTTGATGGAGGTCAGGATTTCGGATGCCGTAGGGTTGACCTCCGCCCCGGATTCAATGCCATCCAGCTTCGTGCCGTCTGCCGCCACGTCCCGGCCATCCACAGTCCCAGTGACGGTGATGTTGCCGTTGATGGTCTGACCCGCGAAAGTCGGGCTGTCAGTCGTCGCCACGCCCTGATCCATGTCAGCGGCATGCTGCAACTCTTCCGCACCGCCAGACAGGAACACCACCGCAGCGCCACTCAGCGAGATGGCGGACCCGGCGTTGCTGCTCTCGGTCACCGTGCGCGTCAGGGTCGTCCCGGTCGCGGTGTACGTCCCGGTGCCGATCTCCCAGTTGTCGCCGTCTTCGATGACGTAGCGGACGGTCTGGCCGTTGGTGATCCCGCCAGCCGCGAAGGTCTGGTAGCCGTCTTCAGCGGCCCCCAGCGTGATGGTGCCCGTCCCGGTCGTGGACGTGGCGACTTTGACGCGGTTGGCGAGCGTGACCATGTTTCACCTATCAGGCAATGCGGACGATGGCGTTCGAGGCGTCGGCGGTCGGGAAGGACACGGTGAAGTCGCCAGCGGTCGAGGTCTTGTCGGCCCCGAAATCCAGAACGGCCACGGCCTTGTTGGACGCGGACGAGTTGTAGATCAGCGCGCCGCGCGCCGTGATGGTCGCATCGGCCCACGTGGTGTCCGAGAAGTCGATATACGCCGTGGTGCCAGAGGTGGAGACCGCGCCGCCCGTCACGGTCAGCGTGTTGCCGCCCGCCGTGTAGTTGGTGCCGGATACCTCGTTGGTGGCGCTGTACGCGGTCGTGGTGGCGTCCAGCGTGGCGCTCGACGTGTACAGGGCGATCTTGAAGGTGTGGGTGGTGAAGTCGTGGACGCCTTCCATCAGTTCCTTCTTGAAGGAAGTCGTCATTGCTTGCGTGATGGCCATGTGGATGCTCCTTTACGCCATTGCCTTGGCGCGCATGCGGATGGAAGATGAACCGACTTTAGCACGATCCGACTCAATTTGCAGGGCGTTCATTGACTGCTCCAGCAGCCCGCCCCAGACCTGAATGCGCTGGTCGTCGTCGAGATACGGCGCGGCCTCCAGCAGCGCGCCGTACAGGTACACGTCCGGCGCGGCAGTCAGCAGCCAGTTGCTGGTCACGCTGTCGGACAGCGCCGGGATTTCCTTGTAGTAGGTCAGTTCCGCCGTGTAGGTGCCATCAGGCGTCGGCACCAACTGGAACTCCTCACCGATCATGGTGAAGAAGCGCGACTTGGCGCTCGCGCCGCCGGACAGGTGAAGTTCCTCGGCGGCCTGATCGGGCGTCACGTATTCAAGCGTGGTGATGGGCGTGGTGTTCAACTGGAAGCGAACGTTCTCCAGCCAGTCGCCCGGCACCGCCACGTAGCCCTCGTCCACGCTGGTGGTCGCGCGGGTCATCATGCGGTAATCGCGGATGCGGCGGTTGAACTTGGCCTCGGCCAGCGAAATGAATGACGGGATGACGCTGGTCAGGTCATCCCGCAGAAGCCAATCGGCGACAGCGCTCTTCAACTCGCTGTAGGTTGTGATCGCCATCACAGCGTCCCTTCTCTGGTGCGGAAGACCCGGTTGTCGGGGTCGTTCAGCCACTTCTTCAGCGCAGCGGGATCGTCTGCAATGCCCTGCCGCTTCAGTTCATAATACACGGAAAGCGGTATGGAAGCCACGCGGTTGATGTCGCCCCACTTGGTGCGCTTGTCGGTCTCATTCCGCGCCCGCGTGTTGCTGTCGTCAACGTCGAGCCGCTGCTCGGTTTCGATGACGTATTCGCCGTTGTCCTTGACGTGCCAGTAGCGGCGGATGCCTGTGGTGGGGTCTACGTCAAACAGTCTTTTCATGATTGCCTCCTCAAAGTTGACGGGGCGAGTGTATCGCCCGCCCCGTCACTTGTCATTAGGAGGTGGTCAGGTCGGCCACGATGCCGTGAGCAGCTTCGTTCATGACCTTCAGGCCGAACTCGCCGATCAGCATGCCCTTTTCAGCGTCGCCAGTCTTGGCCAGATCGACCTTCTGGATCGGACGCAGGTAGCAAACCGATGCGTACTCGGGGTCAAGAACCCAAGCATCGCGAGCGCGCTGGAAGCGGTTCGGCACGACAGTCAGGGTGCCGAAGTCGGACATGTACACGTCCGCAGCGCCAACGATGGTGGTCGGGCTGTCCGACGGTGCCATGTAGCGCTGTGCCGCGATACCAGCGAAGGCCGACACGGCCTGCTTGTTGAACGCGCCGACCATCAGGATCGACGGGTTGCCGCCCGAGGTGTAGGCAGCCTGCATGGCGGCTTTCAGCATGGTTTCGGTGAAATCACGCTGGGTGCCGTCGGTGCGAGCGTCGGTGCCGTCACCAGTCGGAGCCGCACCACCAGTGCCAACGCTGTCGTTGGTGGCGATCCACGCGCCCAGACCTGCGGTCTCGGGAGCGGTGGACGAGTTGCCAGCCACGCGGGCGTTGTTGTCCAGCAGCACGCTTTCGATGTCGCGCTTGATTTCCTTGCCGCGCTTGGCGACTTGGTATGCGACTTCGTCTGCACGGCCAGCCTCGTCCACAGCGGCGAGGTTGTCCGCGATCACGTAGGTGCGACGACGGATGTGGGTGTAGTTGCCCAGACGGGTGGTTGCCGAAGTGGCGTCGAACGAGGACACGTCATCGCCGTTGATGACGGGCGTGGTCGAGGTGGAGGCGAGCGAGTCGGTCTGCCACTCGAAGAAAGTGTTCGACACGTTTTCGGAGCCGACGTTCGACATGAACGGCGTCTCTTCCGGCGAGATGTTCGAGATGGTGTTTGCAAGGTCTTCACGAATGCCGACGGCATCATAGGTCGTGAAGGTATTGGTGACGATAGCCATGGTTGGTTACCTCTAAGCTTGCCGCCCAGAGGTAACCTTTATGACCTCAGAGCAGCGATTTGATGACTGCGGCTGCGTCGGCGACGCGGCCAGTTTGACGGAGGCGTTGTTGCGCCTTTTCCACACTTGAACGCTTGCGGGGCTGGGTGCCCTTGGAACCTGCCTTCATCTGCTTCGGCCCGGTCTGTTTCCGCTCGCTCTTCGCTTGCGAAATCTTCTTCTGGCCACGCTCAAAAAGCATCGCATTCCGTGCCAGTGCGACGACGCCCGCGTGGGTGATTGCATCCACGTCGGCCTCGGCGAAGCCCTTACCCAGAAGGAATTGCCGGATTTCAGCAGCTTCACGCTGCGCGGTGTCGGCATTTTTCCATTCAGGAATAAGTGTCGGAAGGCGCTCCTGCTCGGCTTTCACCTGTGCAGCTTGTTGCTCTTGCAGTTGCCGTTGACGGATTTGCGCCATGCGCTGTTGCTCCTGCTCAACGGCTCTGATCTGAGCCTCGCGCTGATCCTTCGCTTCGCGCCACTTGCGCTCTAGCTTGGTCGCTTCGATGGGGTTCTGTTCATACAGTTTGTCCCAATCGGGTTCCGCTTGCAGTTGCT